CCCTTTGGCAGATTCTTGGGTGCCACTGCACGAGCAGGATCAGGGTTACGTGCGGCAGACTTAGGCAGGAACCCAAGGCGCTTGTAGTGGTGCGAAAGAGAGGTACTATCCATGTCAAGATCGAAGTGCTCCAAGGTTACAGATGCAGTATGATTGCTGTAATACTTGCAGATCTCCATCCACTTTGCATCGGAAAGATTGTAACGATTTCCACGGGTTGATTTTGTAGTATTAGCCATGATTTTATCTCCTCAGATAAGTTGTTAGATACCCCAATGGTATCACGCTACGCACCCTCAAGTGCGCAGTCTGATACTATTGCATTGACACCCCATATGTATAGCCCCAGAAAAAGAACAGTGCTGCCGACAGGGTAAAACCTATCGCCACATTCCACATGACATACCTTTGCTGTCGCTTACGTCTATTCATTACATGATACCCCTTTTCCTATTAGTTTCTATTGATATTTCCAAAGCCATAGAGATAGCTTCACTTGTCACATCATAGTCAGCAGTGATGAATCCACCCTCAAGCTCAGCATCTGTATGACCAAAGTCAGCATCCGCCTCCACAAGTTTACTCACACATTCACGCAGGTCTTTACCTTTGACAAACACACGCTCTGCACCATATTCAACTTCATACCACCCACAAAGAACGTATCGTTCATCAATAGGATTGAGCCGCATTTGCGACAAGTCTCGCACGATATTCATGTCATTCCCCTTTCGTTAGATAGACACAAGAGAACACCCCACGCTTTCACATGGGGTGCTCATCTACTGCATATCTTGTGTGGTATTTATGCTGCAACTTTCAAGCCTGCACGTTGGGCCTGCAATGCTGCAATCATAGCTTCCAACTGGTCAGGCTGAGCTTTCACATTACGTTCAGCCCATGCCATTGCGTCAAACTCTTTGACAGGCTTCTCAGGCTTAGGGAAAGCCTCATCAAAGGCTGTTGAACGTAGGCCACATTTAGACGCAGCGAGCATGGCAACTTTCTCCAAGCCCTCACGATTTAGGCCACCATTCTCACCCACCTTCACACCGGGCTTACCATCCTTGAATGTAAACTTCACATCAGACAATGCGACAGCCAAGATACGCTTGAGCGGTGCAGAGAATTGCTTGAGGGAATACCCCTGCTCAATTTTGTATCCACCATATTTCTTGCCATTCGTGAAGGCAATTAGCGCATACATCGGTAGATTGTTTTTCTCACCGAATTGTTCAAGCGCATACTGCACCGCCTTAAAGAACCCATACTCTGCACCCCGTGCATTAGATACCCAATTTTTTACATGATCTGTCATGGCTAAAACTCCTCTATTGCCATTCAACAAAACACACCACACCATGCGATGTGCTTTGCACGCTGGCAACGTGCAGTCCCTCACTAGATACAATTCCCCTTGATAAATCTAAGGGGTAGCTTTCACAGGACACACCAACTCGCACATAGACTACCACCTATATGATGGGCGTATGTGTTTTGGTGTTTATATCTGAATTTGTCGGGCCGCATTACTGTTTAAATGTTGTCACCCACGGGGACGATATCGAACCCGCTCGCAATATTACTAGGCCATGGTCATCATTGCGTGATTATATCCATAATCGGGATTGTCAGACCCTAGGCATCGCATGGCGCTTTATTCAATTTTCAAATAGCGTGGGTGCCAATCCGTCTGCTAGTGGCTTATCAAATTCTCTGGGTCACCTAAGCGCCTTTTAAATCCGATAAGGGTCAATCCCATACCCGAAAACATATTGCAACCCCCAGTAAATAGTTGATATTATTGGATAATATTCTTTTACCTGCTCTAAGTCTTTGTTTTCGTTAGATAATAAAAGATTAAATTAAATTAGCTAATAGTTTCAGTGGGTTAACTTCTAACCTATTGTTTTCATTGGATAATAAAAATGCAATTTATTTGAATTAATATTGGTTATCTAATGTTTTCAATAACTTAGATAGTTGTTGCGAATGGTTCGCAAGTAGACGAAAGAATAAAGAACAAAACGAGAACATATTATCTATTATATAGTATATACCCGGTTGGAAGAACAATAGTAGAACAAAAAGAGAACAAATAGGGGGTATTGATTTTTGTGGGGTAAGATACCGGAAAAACCATTTGGGCAATGAGAGGGGCTAAAATCGGCCTCTAAGGAGATGTTCCTGTATTGTTCATGGAATTGTGGCGTGATTGTGGCAGATTGCCCTATTGTTGACATAAGATTGGTCGAGTAGAACAAAAGGAGAACAGGGGGATAGGTCAAAAGTGCTGACATATTGGGGTATGGTTTGGGATACTTCCAACTTGCGAACGATTATCATTTGCAATAATCCAGAACAAATCAAGAACAATGCCGCAAATAGAATACTCTATTGTATAAAAAGCTTAATGATTCCAGTAACTTAGCTAGAAAAACCTCTGCTTTCCTGCAGTAGGTCAGTAGTGCTGCCCTATCTACTACCCCGGTATGGGCCACCCGCCCCCTGCACGTATACGTATACTCCCAATGACAGCGGGGGGTATTTTAGAATCTGTTAACTACTTCTGAATATAAGTATATACTGCGGCATTTTGCCACTAAACCCCTATTTTATATCTTTATTCCACTAATAAATAGTGTTATAATGTTACATCTTGTGTAGTACCCGTAGAATGACGGTAATAGTGCCAGGGTACATGGCCTTATAAAAGTATTTTACCCCTATTCAAACGGCCTCTCCGTAGCTCTCACGCTATCCTGGGGTATAATCGGAGGTGTTACTAGGAATACAACAGATCTGCTGCACCCTGAATCAATATAAAGTAATAATTATCAATATTTATTTTTATCCACCCCTTGACAGCCGGGCAGACAGTACTATATAATATACTTAAGTATATATTAAAGTACATACCTAACTATTAATACTTTATATATACATTATAAATATAATACTAGAGTAATACTTAAGTATATACTAAAGTTAAATCTGGATGTACGAATTTTTCTTGTCGTCTCCTTTTAAGGGTTGACGTTACAGAATTAAAAGGTATAACTACTCATGTCAAAACCAAAAATGTTTGCTTCAGAGTCTGTACTAGAGGAATTTTATTTAGCTCTTGCAGGTAAAGACGAAGCTAGACTGCGGAGAGTACATATACCAAGATCTGATGTATTCTACGTAAGAGAAAAAATATACCAAGATACCGGAATTAAGTACACTCTTGATCATGTAGAAAGAGCTATGTACTTAGAGGGCATGTTGGAACGAAAAGATGTGCTGAATCCAGAACAAAAGAGAGAGTACGGATGACGGAGTTTGAAAAAGCTGATTCAGACGGTAGCGGTTCTATTGATCAAGCCGAGTGGGACAGACTGGCTTTAGATGATAAACGTAGACGTATCGAAGATGAAGATGCACACAGAGATCAAACCAGAAAAATGGCTTGGTTTGCACTGTGGGGAATGCTGCTGTATCCCTCGGGTGTTGTCGTAACAGGTTTAATGGGCTTGGACAATGCCTCAACTATTATTGGCAGTATGGCTTCTGTATACTTTGTATCTGTAGCTGGTGTTGTATCAGTCTTTATGGGTGTGACTCAGTTAGCTAAAAAATCCCCAGGTAGGATTGAAAGCAAATGATCGGACAAATCTTAGGTGCAGTAGGTGGACTAGCTACAACTTATCTTGATGGTAAAGTTGCAGTACAAAAAGCTAACGCAGAAATTAAAGTCAAGCAAGCTACTGGTGAGATTGACTGGGACATTGAAGCTATTAGAGCTACCCAGAATAGCTGGAAAGACGAGTGGATTACTCTTCTGTTTAGTATTCCTCTTATCCTAGCCTTTTGTGGCGACTGGGGTAATCAGATTGTACAAGCTGGATTTACTGCCCTTGAAGCTATGCCTACTTGGTATCAATATTCGTTAGGCGGTATTGTCAGTGCTAGCATCGGCATGAGATCAGTATCTAAATTTTTTACGGGAAAAAAGTAAATGGCATTTAAATTATCGAACCGCAGCCTATCAAAGATGGAAGGTGTAGACGAAAGCTTAGTAGCAGTAGTCAAACGTGCCATTGAGCTTACCAAAGTAGACTTTGGAGTTATCTATGGTATGCGTACAGTGGAAGAGCAAGAGAAGCTGGTAGCTGCAGGTAAGTCACAAACTATGAAGTCCAAGCACCTAGAGGGCAGAGCAGTAGACCTCATGGCCTATGTAGATGGTAAAGGTGTATGGGAACTGAATGTCTATGATGACCTTTGTGACGCAATGAAAGAAGCAGCTAAGGAACTTGGCGTAGCAATCAAGTGGGGTGCAGCTTGGTCAGAAGGTGACATCCGTACATACGAAGGTACAGCCGAAGATGCAATGATGGCATATGTAGATCTAAGACGTTCTCAAGGACGTAGACCTTTTATTGATGGCCCACACTTTGAGTTGATGTAGGAAGATACAATGGCAATACCTGAAAGAGTCAAGACTAAGATGAAAGACGCTGGCCTAAAGGGTGTCAACAAACCACAACGTCTTAATGACGACAGTGGTAAGTCTCATCATGTTATGGCCTCCGAGGGTGGTAAGTATAAGTATATCAAGTTCGGTGAAAAAGGTGCGTCTACTGCAGGTAAACCTAAGTCAGGTGAATCAGATAAGATGAAAAAGAAACGTGCTAGCTTTAAAGCAAGACACGCTAAGAATATTAAAAAGGGTAAGATGTCTGCAGCTTACTGGGCTGATAAGGTTAAGTGGTAATGTGGGTAGCTATTATTCTTGCTTGTACCAGTTTAATGTCCACTTCCTGTGAAGTGTTTGCTAATACAGAAGAAATGTTTTATCTTGAGTCTGAATGTAAGAGTAATGTGACAAGAATGGCCGACTACTTAGTAAGTCAAGGTGTAGTTGCAGCACCTCTTTGTTTTAAGATAGGTGAATCAGCATAATGAAAAATAAGTCTACAGTAAATGCAGCCGGTAACTATACAAAACCTACCATGCGTAAGAACCTTGTCGCATCAGTTAAGGCGAGTGGAAAAGGTGGCAAGCCCGGACAATGGTCTGCGAGAAAAGCCCAAATGGTTGCCAAGCAATACAAAGCAAAAGGTGGGGGCTACAAGTAATGAAAGCTTCTCAAAAATCGCTTAAGGACTGGACGAAAGAAAAATGGGGAACCAAGAGTGGTAAGCCCAGCGCCAAGACCGGTGAAAGATACTTACCTAAAAAAGCAAGAGAAGCATTATCTCCTGCGGAGTATGCAGCTACTACAGCAGCAAAGCGTAAAGGAACTGCAGAAGGTAAGCAGTTTGTAAAGCAGCCAAAGAAAATTGCAGAAAAAACATCAAAATTTAGAGCAGCAGAAGGTGGACTAGCTATGAAAAAGGGTTATCATAAAATGCCAGATGGGAGTATGATGAAAGACTCCGATCATAAATCTGGTTACATGGGTGGTGGTATGGCTAAAAAGAAGCCTACTGTATCTGGTTATAAACACGGTGGAGTGGTTAAAGCAAACTGTGGTGCATCCATGCAAGCAACTCAAGGTAAGAAGACATGAACTTTTTAGACTACAAAGACGAACTTGAAAAGCATGGTTATGTCGTAACCGAGGAAAATGTAACAACTCGTATGGGTGACGTACTAGCAGCTACTGATCCTTATGGTCAGATGTGGTGTGTAGATTCTAAGGTTGATGAGATTCTTACGATGAAAAAAGTCCGTGCTCGCACTAACAAGGGACACTTTGTAAAAGATGATCCTAGTACCTCTGAAAATGAAGCTTGGACTACTAAGGTAGTTAAAAAAGTAACTAAGTCAAAAGGAAAGAAATAATGGCTGTATCACTTACAACATACTTAAACAACCAGATTAAAAGTAAAGGCTCAACTTTAGCTAAAGAAAAAGCTAAGGCTGGAAAATATAAAAGTATTGCAGCTGCTAAAAAAGCAGGTGCACTCTACTATACCGATAAGAATGGTAAAGTAATGGCTGCAGTTTATGCAGAGGATTTAAAGAAAGCTCCAACAAAAACAGCAGCACCTAAGAAATCCCTGCGCCCCAGAGCTAGGCCTAATAATGTGGGATCTACTTCAGCCGCTACTGCTGCAGAAATAGCTGAAGTTAAAAAAAGAAATGCTGAAATTAAATTAGCAGAGAGAGCACGTAAAAATACTGGACCAAACGCTGCTCGTAAAAAGCCTATGGCTAATAAGAATGGCAGTGGGTACCTTAAAAATAAAAATCTTGATGCAACTATTACTTACAAGAAGTATCAAAACATGTCAGCCGAAGAAAAAAAGGCTGCGGGCCTTCCTATTTCTATGGGACAGACTGAAAAAAGTTTTAATCGGTTTATGGCAGCCCGTAAAAAATCAAGTAAATAGTAATCTATGCAACAGGATACTCGTAAGAAGAAGGCTGACTAATGTCCTTACTCAATCAAGGTAAACCATCACGTATGCGTTCTGTATACGGTCACAACAGTGGCACCACTACAGAGACTGTATATACGTGTCCTGTTAACTGTGTGGCGGAGCTTACCTTTGTACATGTAGTCAACGGTGGTGGCAGTACCAACTCTGTAGACGTTGGGTGGTACGTAGCTGCAGATAACTACACGTCAAAATTCTTGGCAGGTAAAAGTTTAAATTCAGGTGACAACACTACCTTTATTGATATTGACTTAGTACTCCAACCGGGCGACAAGATACAAGTAACCCCAACGAGTGCAGGTCACATTGATACTATTCTTACCGTAACAGAGACCTTTGTCCCAGTCGGGTAACGGGGTTGCAATATTGTCTGTAGTATGATATAACTATATATGTAAAACTAGACTCCAGTTGGTATTAAACCAACAGATTAAATCTAACTGGAGACTACAATGTTTAAGACCTGGGCTAAATCAGCACTAAAAACAATTCAATACGCACAGCAACGACGAGCAGATTACTTTATTCTCACCCATATGTCTGACCGTGAGCTAAAAGATATTGGTATCGGCAGATCAGAAATAAGAGAACGATTTTATGGCGAGACAGCTAACTGAAAAACAACAGAAGTTTCTAGACTTTCTGTTTGAAGAAGCCGAAGGCAACCCTGTAAAAGCTTTAAAGCTTGCAGGGTATGCCGAAGGTACGTCCTCTACTACAGTTATGTCAGTTTTAAAAAACGAAGTAGCTGAAAGAACTAAAGACTTTATTGCAACTCGTGGTCCAGCAGCAGCTTGGGCTATGATGCAAGTAATGAGATCTCCTACTGACTTAGGCAACAAAGAGAAGATGGCAGCTGCAAAAGACTTTATGGATCGTGCAGGTTTTGTTAAAACTGACAAAATTGAAGTAAAATCAGAAAGTCCTTTGTTTATACTGCCTCCAAAAGAAAATGAAAACTAAAACTTGGAAACTACCTAAACCTGAAAAAGTTAATGGTGAATGGGAGTGGGTACCTTTAGTTAGAGTTGGAAGGTTTCTTCCTTTTGGGTATAGACAAGATCCTAATGACTCTGATATACTGCTACCAATCCCAGAAGAACTAGAACTCTTTGAACAAGCTAAGAGACACTTAAATCAGTACAGTTATCGTGAAGTAGCTGCTTGGTTAAGTGAAGTTTCTGGTAGATATATATCTCATGTAGGTTTGTTTAAGAGGGTTAAGATTGAGCAAAAACGTAAGGCAGCAGCTTCAATCCAGCGCTTCTACGCCGAAAGGTACAAAGAGGCAGCAGAAAAAGCGGAAAAGCTCGAAAACAACAGACTCGGTAAAAGACGTCCCGTTGGAGAAAGTTCCAGCTAAAGTTAGACCCGAACCTATTGATATTGAAGTTGCACAAAGAGAAATATTGTTTGAACCTAATCCAGGTCCACAGACAGAATTTCTAGCATCTACTGAGCAAGAAGTATTGTATGGTGGATCAGCTGGTGGTGGTAAATCCTATGCAATGATTGCTGATCCAGTACGTTACTTAAATAACCCTAATGCTCAAATGCTTCTTGTTCGTCGTAGTACAGAAGAACTTAGAGAACTAATCTCAGTAAGTAAACAACTATATCCAAAGGCTATACCGGGTATTAAGTTTATGGAAAGAGATAAAACTTGGGTAGCTCCTAGTGGAGCAACACTCTGGATGTCTTACCTTGATCGTGATGATGACGTAATGAGGTATCAAGGACAAGCTTTTAATTGGATTGGGTTTGACGAACTTACTCAGTGGTCTACTCCATATCCTTGGAATTATATGAGGTCACGTCTACGTACTACCAAAGCTAGTGGACTGCCACTTTATATGAGAGCTACTACAAACCCCGGAGGTCCAGGGCACCAGTGGGTTAAAAAAACTTTTATTGACCCAGGTACTCCAAGAAAACCTTTTTGGGCTACTGACCCTGAAACTGGTGAGACTATTGCTTGGCCCAAAGGTCATACAAGAGAAGGACAACCGTTATTTAAGAGAAGGTTTATTCCTGCTACACTGTTTGATAATCCGTACCTAGCTGATGATGGTATGTATGAAGCTAATCTTCTATCTCTACCTGAGCATCAAAGAAGGCAACTACTTGAGGGCGATTGGGATATTAACGAAGGTGCGGCTTTTCCAGAGTTTAACCGTAAACTTCACGTAGTTGAGCCTTTTGACATACCGCATAGCTGGCCAAAGTTTAGAGCAGCTGACTACGGTTACGGTTCTTACAGTGGAATAGTTTGGATAGCAGTAGCACCAGATGAGCAGCTTATTGTATATCGGGAAATGTATGTACAAAAAGTCTTAGCTACAGACTTGGCAGATATGATTTTAGAAGCTGAGTCCGAAGAAAAAATACGCTACGGAGTTCTAGACAGTTCACTCTGGCATAAACGTGGTGATACTGGACCATCACTTGCTGAACAAATGATTGTTAAAGGGTGCCGTTGGAGACCAGCAGATAGATCTAAAGGTTCTCGTGTATCTGGTAAAAATGAAATACACAGAAGACTCCAAGTAGATGAGTTTACAGAACAAGCAAGGTTAGTTATTTTTAATACCTGTAAAAATTTAATCTCTCAATTACCTTCTATACCACTGGATAAAAATAATCCAGAAGATGTAGATACTCACGCAGAAGATCACTTATACGATGCACTACGTTATGGTGTAATGACAAGACCAAGAAGTAGCTTATTTGACTATAATCCAACAACAAGTTCTGGTTTTCAAATAAGTGACCCCACCTTTGGCTATTAGGAAGTAACATGGAAGAAGACGAAATCTTTGAAAACGAAATGGCAATGGACTCTGCTGAATCTAGGGCTATTGAAGATACGGATAAAGATGGTTACTCTGACCCTGTAGTTGGGACTATTGTTTCTTTAGTTACAGACAGATATTCAAAAGCATCTACTTCAAGAGAAACTGAAGAACAACGCTGGGTAAAGGCCTACCGTAACTATCGTGGTCTTTATGGTTCTGATGTACAATTTACCTCTACTGAAAAATCTCAAGTTTTTGTTAAGGTTACTAAAACAAAAGTGCTTGCTGCTTACGGTCAAATTGTCGAAGTACTTTTTGGCAATACAAAGTTTCCTATTTCTATTGACCCTACCACTCTGCCTGAAGGTGTTGCTGAATCAGTAAACTTTGAAACTAACACTGACATGCAGAAAGCTAAGGCTGAATTTTCCCCAGAAGATTTAAAACTTTTGCCAGGTGAAACATCTATTGACCTTAAAGAAAGACTTGCAGGTTTAGAGAAAAAACTTTCCCCTGTTATTACAGAGCTTAAAGAAGGTCCAGGGAATACAGCTACAGAAATTACTGTACACCCAGCTATGATTTCAGCTAAGAAAATGGAAAAGAAAATCCATGATCAGCTGGAAGAATCTAATGCAAATAAACAGTTACGTGTGGCTGCATTCGAGTGTGCTTTGTTTGGCACAGGGGTAATGAAAGGTCCGTTTGCTGTAGATAAAGAGTATCCTAACTGGTCTGAAGAGGGTGAGTATGAACCTATTTATAAAACAGTTCCGCAAACATCTTCCGTCTCTATCTGGAATTTTTACCCTGACCCAGATGCAGCTAATATGGATGAAGCTGAGTATGTGGTCGAGCGTCACAAGATGTCTCGTACTCAGTTACGTAACCTTAAAAACCGTCCTTTCTTCCGTAAAAACTCAATTAACACTGCTGTTAGCATGGGTGAATCCTATGTTAAAGAGTGGTGGGAACAGGTTATGGAAGATGATTCCCAAGAATCCAATGCAGAGCGTTTCGAAGTTTTGGAGTTCTGGGGTAACGTGGATACAGAAGTACTTGAAGGGCACGATGTAGATATTCCAGATGAACTTAAAGACATGGATCAAGTGTCTGTAAACATCTGGGTCTGTAATGGTCAGGTGTTACGTCTTGTAATGAATCCATTTACACCATCTATTATCCCTTACTATTCAGTGCCTTACGAAGTAAACCCATACTCCTTGTTTGGTGTGGGTCTTGCTGAAAACATGGATGATACTCAGACTTTGATGAACGGCTTTATGCGTATGGCTGTTGACAATGCCGCACTGTCTGGCAATATGTTGATTGAAGTAGATGAAACTAACCTAGTACCGGGGCAAGACTTAAGTGTCTATCCGGGCAAAGTCTTTCGTCGTCAGGGGGGTGCTCCTGGTCAAGCTATCTTTGGCACCAAGTTCCCTAACGTATCTAATGAAAACATGCAGATGTTTGACAAGGCTCGTGTACTTGCGGATGAGTCTACTGGTTTTCCTTCGTTTGCTCACGGTCAGACAGGAGTATCTGGCGTAGGTAGAACAGCCTCTGGTATCTCTATGCTTATGTCTGCAGCCAATGGTAGTATTAGAAACGTAATTAAAAACGTAGATGACTATCTTCTAGGCCCACTGGCAAAAGCATTCTTTCACTTCAACATGCAGTTTGATTACGACCCAGAGATTAAGGGTGACCTTGATGTAAAGGCTCGTGGTACAGAAAGCTTGATGGCTAATGAGGTACGTAGCCAAAGACTGATGCAGTTCTTGCAAGTGGTACAGAATCCAGTACTAGCACCATTTGCTAAGATGGACTACATTATCCGTGAGATTGCTAAATCAATGGATCTTGATCCAGACAAGCTAGTAAACTCTATGGGTGATGCAGCTGTACAAGCAGAGATCCTTAAGAAGTTCCAAGAGGCTAACCCTCCCCCAGCACCTCCACCCGGACAAGCCCCTCAGGGCGCTGGAGGGCCACCAGGAGTACAGGATACTGCCGGAGGCGGTGGGGGTAACATAGGTATCGGTACAGCCCCTCAGCCGGGAGAACAGGGCTTCTCAGCTAATACAAGACAAGGCCCAGTACAGTAATGCACAATCTGAAGCCTTTAGTAAATGACAAAGCTCTGTGGGAATCTTTTCTCGCAGAGCTACAAGAACGCTTAAATGATGTGCATAGGCAGATGGAACAAGCAACTGCTGTAGAAGATTTGTTTAGGCTACAAGGTCAGGCAGCTTGTCTTAATAAGTTTAAGTATTTGAGGGACAAAGTAAATGGTAGCTCCTAAAAAATCCTTGCGTCCTAAGAGCCGAGAGCAAGTAGGCGTTGAAAATCAGATGCGCCAGTTTGGGAACCTAGAGTTCCGTGCTGATATGGATGAGCAACTAAAATGGAATCCTTTAGCTCGTCTTGGTTTTGAGCCAGACCAATCTGTTGTTGGTAGACCTAGATATAATAGCCCAGATATACACGAAGGTATTAGGTATCCTTACTATGCCGAACAAGAGTATATTGATGAGACACTACCTGGGGCAGCCAGTGGTGTAGAGTATAGAGATGTAGCAGGAAGAGTTAAACCAGGGTCTGTTGTTGTAAACTCAAACACTGCTAAAAATCCTGTATGGTCTCATGAGTATACCCACGGCGGTATAGAAAAAGTAATAGAGTATCTAAATGAAGACAGGGAATTTTTTACAGAAAAGTACGGAAAAGATACCGTTAAACTTTTAGATGCAATACAAACTGATACAGACAGAACTAAAGGTCCAAATGAAAAACTAACTGAAATGTTAGATGATGTTTCTAAGGATGCTGAAGTAGATATACATGGTCACTTAATACCTGCTGCTGGAACTGGATTAGGGGGTATGGATAGTACTAGAACTGCCGTAGAAGATGTAAGTTCTAGAGCCAGCTTACAAGAGTACCTTAAAAAAGGTAGGGTTAGCGATAACCTATCTGGTAAAGCTTCCTTTGAAGCTAGTTTTCCAGGTTACTCTGGTATTTTTAAAGCAGCTGAAGATATGCTTGAAAAACAAGGTGAGCCGCTACCCTCAGAAAAAAGAGGTTGGTGGGAAAGAAAAACTCGGCAATGGTTATCTGGCGGGGGCTTGTTTAGTGAAGGTGGTGACGTAGCTTCACAGACCAGAGAAGCTTTACTAGATTCACAACGGGATGAACGTAAGTTAGGGGCAGGTCTAACGTCCCTTGAGTTTGAGGCTGATATGATGCCCTTACTTAAAAAAGATCCTATTGCAATGCTTGGTTACAAAGCAAGTAGGCCTAATAGACGATCTCCTTCTATACGGAAGCTAACAAACAAACAACCCCCTTTATACTATGACTGGCGACAAGACCCCATTGGTCCTAACTACAACTCTCGACAAGATAAGGTTGGATATGGTAGAGATTATGGCTCCTCTAAAGATATCATACTTCACGAGTTACGTCACCGTGGATTAAAGATATTAGAAGATAAGTATAAAGAAAAAGATTCTTTTATATCAGACTATGGGGATACGGCTTACCAACTTTTAACTATGGCGGATATTAATGGCTCTAAAAGTAATGAGTTTGTTACAGAACTGTACGATAATCCAGATGCTACCTATATAAAACCAGGAGATAATGGATCTAAAAACACAATAGGTTATGTATCAGACTCACTGGAATTTGTCGATCCTAATAGTGATACACAAGCTATGCCTGATTTAGCAGATGAACTTTTAGGTATAACTTTAAGCTCAGAAGATCATAGTCAGTTTCGCTCTTTAGTAGACAATACAGCTATATCAAAAGAAGAAATAGCAAGGGGCAAATCAGGTTTAGATAAAGCAGCTAGAGACTTGCTTACAGAAATAGGTGTACTGGGATTTAACGAAGGTGGTGACGTAGCGTCACAGACTGAAGAAGCACTTGGCTGGACTGCAGAAGGTAAAAAGTTTGCAGACGAAAACCCTGTAGAAGTTACCGAAGAAAAACCCTCTGCATTATCAATTGCTGATGTACCAGTGTTTGACAGACCTATGGATGCAAGCGAAAGTGACAGATGGACTGGCGTTCAGGATGAGTTGGGTAACCGTGAGTATATAACTATATTCGGCAGAAAATACTTTGTAAGACTTGCAGATGATCAGAGAACTAACTACGAAAA